GGTGTTGATGTAATCGTTTTAGATAGTATTGCAGGTTTAGTTCCAGCTCAAAATTTAGAAGAAGATTTTAGTTTTAATCCCATGGCTTGGCAAGCACGATTTGTAAATTCTTCTTTACCTAAAGTTATGAACTCACTTAGACAAGGCAGTGCTTTTATTGCTATTAATCAAGTTAGGTCAAGTATAGGACCCGTTGCATTAGCAAATATGCCAGGTGGTTTAGCACAAGGTTTCTTTGCACATTTCTTATTAGAAGTGAAACGGAGTGGGTGGTTAAACTCTCCTGAAGATAAAACTCAAAAAGTAGGTTTTGATATGGAAGTAAGACTTAGAAAAACTAAAGTTGGTGGAAGTAATTGGTCATCAGCTATAGTACCTTTTAGAGTTGATGGGGGAATAGATGTCATTGAGAGTTATATGAGAGATGGGATTACACAAGGAATAATTAAAAAAGCAGGAACTTGGTATACCTTTGGAGATGATAAAGCTCAAGGTATGAATGGATTAAAAGAACTAATTGTTTCAAGACCTGAATTACTAGCACAATTAAAAAATGACGTTACCTAAAGATTTTACTGAACAAGAAAAAGTTGTTCAAAAATGTTTAGATGTAACTGGACTTAGATATGATAATCAAGTAGAGTTTGGTAAATATACAGTAGATTTTTTTATTGCTGAACTTGATATGGTAATTGAAGCTGATGGAGTGTACGGACATTTAAAAAAACGTGATAGGATTAGAGATAGTGACTTACATAAATTGGGAGTAAAACATATTGTTCATATTACAAACACAACACAAAAAGGAATAGCAAAAGAAATATGGCAGGCATTAGACAAATTGGAGCAATAGGCAGACGAAGAGGCGTATCTCCTAAAAAACAAAGGCAAGACAAATGGTTGATTAATCAATTAGATGAAATGCTTTCATCCAAAAAACGTAATGGAATGAAAGGAAAATTTCATGCTTCGGTTATAGGCAACCCCTGTGATAGATATTTATATCTTGCGTATCATGGACTTTTACCCGAACTACCTTTAAGTGCTCGGATTCAAAGAATATTTGATAATGGTAATTATCTTGAGTACCGAATGAAAAAATACTTTGAACGTTTAGGAATTTTAATTAAAAGAGAAGTACCTTGTAAACTTGAAAACCCATATATTTCAGGGAGAATAGACTTTATACTAAAACACCCCAAATTAAAAATTATTTTATTAGAGTTAAAATCCATTAAAAATTCTGGATTTGAAGGGTTAAATGGACCATCAGAGACACATGCTATTCAAGCTCAAACATATCTACATCTTAATAAATTAGGAATTGATACAGGTTATGTGTTGTATGAAAATAAAGATACTCAAGAGTTAAAATGTTTTAGGGTTGATAAAGATGAAGATAAATTTAACGCAATTTTAGAAAGATGTTATAAGATAATGAATCTTACCCAAATGCCAAAATTATGTACTGGTGAATATTATTGTGATTGTAGGAAGGTAAAATGAGACTTGACTATATGACAGTAACAGGAGCTGATGATAATACTAATATACAGGGTATGATTGAGTTATCTAAAGACTATCCATTTTTAGAGTGGGGTATATTATTTCCAACAATGGGTGGCTCACGTTTTCCATCTTTATCTTGGCTACATAAATTAACATCTACTTTGGAAAAAGATAAACATAATTTAAATTTATCTGCACATTTATGTGGTGATGATTTACTTGATGCATTAGATAATAATTTAAAAATTAATTTAAAAAAGTTTAGTAGAATCCAACTCAATTTTCATGGAGCATCTGAATATTCTAGTGATAGATATTTATTAAAAAATACAGTAAAAGATTTTGTTAGAAAACAAGAAGACTATAATAGAAAGGTAATTTTTCAACTTGATGGAGTGAATGATAGAGTCATATCTGAACAGTTTAATGCTGTGAAGTTTCCAAATGTACAATATTTATTTGATACTTCATCAGGTGCTGGAATTTTACCGACCACATTTCCAATGCCATATCCTGGAATAACATGTGGATTTGCTGGTGGTTTAGGCCCAGAGTCTATTAATAAAACATTATTTACTTTTAAAGAAGTTTTATCTCCAACTAAACGTTTTTGGATTGATATGGAAACACAAGTAAGAACTGAAGGTGAATTAGATTTAAATAAAGTGGTTCAATGTGCCGCATCAGTATCTGAAGTAATATATGGGAGTTTACCAATATGACACAATCAAATTGGTTTGAACAAGAACCTGAACCTAAAATAGAAAAAACAGTTGATGTACCATCTTTAAATTGGAATCTAGATGAACAACCAGATTTAGAATTTCCTAATGCTTGGCGTGCAACAAACGAAGAATTACAAAGATTTTTAACAATGTATGGAAACTATAAATCGTATTTAGAATATGCATTAGCCGATAAACAATCTAGAGCTCATACATTAGCTGACCAATATGATGAACTCATGGCAATAAATATGTATATGTTTGTTAAGCAAAATACAGATGCTAAACGTATGGTTAAAGAACAAGTTAAGGGTGCAGTAATAAATGCTGATAAAAATATTCAGAATCATATTCATGAACTACGGAATGTAGAAAGTGAGTGTAAAAGACTTGAAGGGTTACTAGCATCGTATACTACAGCATATAATACAATTAGTAGAATTATATCATTGAGGGTTACTAAATAATGATAATGGGAGTAGATTGTTCATCTAAAGGTATTCACGCTGTACTGTTAGATGAAAAAAATGACATTGTTCACTCATTTAAAATTAATGAAAAAAATCCTGATTTTTCTGAAAGATTAGTCGAAATTTTTGATAAATTTCAAACAGAAATAAGTAAAATAAATATAAGGAAAACTGCTATTGAGAAAGCAATATACATCCAAAATGCGAAAGCGACTATACAAATCGCTTCCGTTATAACTGCAATCCAGTTATCTTGCCATAAGCAGAACATTCCTTGTGAACTAGTCGATAATAAGACTTGGAAAAAACATATAATCGGTAATGGTAATTCATCCAAAAAAGATATCATGGAATATGCTATCTCTGAATGGGGGGATATCTTTACTGAGCAAGACTATGCAGATGCGGCTTGTATCGCATTGTATGGAGTAAAGAATAGTGAGGATATAAATGCCAGCACCTAAAGGATATAAAAAAGCAAACGATAAGCCAACTTTTTATTTTAACGAAAAAGTTAAAAAGAAAGCGAGAGGTAGAAAAGACAGTCTACCTAAAGACATGACTGCCGAAGAATTTAAAAAGAAATACGGTAAGGTCGTATGGTGCGATTATTACCAATGTATACACAACGAACAACCAGAAGGGGTAAGTAGAACGATAGCAACAATATTAGGAAATCCAAATTATAAACCCCTCGGACCAGCAGATGAAGGTTTTGTTGGTGTTTGTAATAAAGAAGAAATTGGAATTAGATTTAAAACTATAATTTCTCCAACTGGTGTAAAACAAAAAGTTCCTGAATGTTTTAATGGAACAAGTAATCAAACAGGAAGAATGGATATGAGTAGGTTCTTACAATCTAATGGTACACCTTATGGTGGTAGTATTGAATCACAAAGTTCAGACCAAAACTTTTCAAACTCAGCTGCATTTGGAACTAAATGGAAGGGGAAATAAATGCCAAAAGTTATTCCAAAAGAAGTTAGAGCACATGCTAGAGATTTATTTTTAGAAGGTAAATCAGGGAGAGAGATTTCAGAACGAATCTCTAAAGCATATGATATGAAAGTTGCTCAACCAACTATTTATGAGTGGGCAAAAAGATTTAAGTGGAAGGAAATAGTGGTGGAAGCAGAAACGAAAGCAAAAGAAAATATAGTAGAAAGTGAAGCTCAAAAGCTTCAAAGATTATCAATAGAACATTTAGATACCTATCAAGCACTTCGTAAGAAGGCATCCAATGAGCTACAAGATTTAGAATTTATAAGAGCAGGTGAAGCAGCAAAAGCCCTTGAAACTGGTATTGAGGGTGAACGGAGAGTGATACAGGGGATGATAAATTTAGCCTTTGTTCAGGAAGTTTTAAATATTTTAGTAGAAGAGATACCTGACCAGGAAACTATAAATAAAGTAGCCCTTCGATTACAAACATTGGTAAGTGATAGTTCATCTAATGACAAGTAAACAACAAGACATAACAACATATGAAGATGCGTTCAAAAGATTAGCATCAGGATTAATTAAGCAAAAGAAATATAATGTAGGAAGTTTCTATGAATTTCTTAGAGATATTTGGGCACAGAGTTTTGATAATCCAGAATACTTTGGTGCTTGGCATGTAGGTGTACTTGCTGAAGATATAGAAGAATGTTTAGAAAATGAGTTGAATTATGTTGCAGTTCTT